GTAGGATCTGGTCCTTCAAGTGCTTTCCTAAACCTTTCGGCAGTAAAGATTCTAAATTGGTCGGTAAGTAACGCCATTGTACAATGATTGCCTTAATTTTATTTATGTGGGTTATTCATCCTCATTTCTGACGGCTGTGGAATATTCAACAGAGAATATCTTGGCCGTTGCTCCTGATGTCTGCCCAGTAATTGTTTCACCCTCTGTCCACAAGTATGTGGTACCATTCGGAGAAACGTGATCTTTTATAGTTAATGTATGAAGATTCTCATTGGTGCCTATTAAAGGACCAGAGACTATTCCAGTAGAGTGAGCAGTCATACTTGATGTTCCACCTTGTATTTGCTCAGTGCTTGTAAAAGTGCCTGCATTGATATATTCAACTATCATAGTTGCAGTAGATGTGTGAGAATCCCCATCACCTAAAGCACCAGCAGATTGAATAGTAGCAACCAGAGGGTTAGCATTTCCATCATATATCTGATTACCAGCTTGGAATAGAGTAGTATTTTGTCCACCAAGAGTTTCCTCTATACCATATTTAGACTCAGCTATACCCCCATCTAAGTTAATCTGGTTTTCATACTCAGTGCCAGTATTAACTAAGTCGATAATACCATCACCAACACCATCCAATTCATCATCATCTTCAAACTTTCTGTTGAGAATCAAACCTAAAGGACTAGTAAAGGTAACAATATCATCACCTTGTGACTCTAGCAATACATGAGGTTCTATACCAGTTCCAGTAGATCCAGCAACTCCAGCTACAAATGCTACAATCTTAGATTTTTCATTGGATCTACCACCATCAATGAATGCCAATTCATCAACTTCAAATGTTAGATACAGTGCTCTTTCAGTAGGATCCCAGTCATATACAATAGCAACCCTGTTATTAGAGGATTCAATTACCCTTCTAACCTTGTCAGTTACTTGGAAATTATATGAAGTTAATCCTGTATTTGGATCATCCTGTAGATTATCTAAGATAACCTTCTGGTCAAATCTAAAGTTAAGACCTCTATCACAACCAGTGAAAGAATCATAATCATCACCATTTGATATAGCAGTCTTACCTGTATACCTTATAATTTCTCTACCAAGTAAAATCTTACCTGATCCTGAATATGGGTCAGTAGTCTGTACAAATATTGTCCCAGTGCTGGAGTTAACATTACTTGTTAATCCAGTCAGATTATATACAGTAGAGTTTAGTGACTGTCTGTTTCTTGCTTCACGAATTAAGTTAGTATCTCTAGTAAAGATAATCTCAGGAGGAGTAGTATATCCACCTCCACCTCTAACTAAATCTATATTAGTGATCCTACCTAGGTTTATGAATGCCTCAGCAGATGCACCTGATCCACCACCCTTAATAATTTGTATAAGGGGTGGAGTCTCAAAGAATTCACCTTGGTCAGTTAGAGTAATAGAAGAAACTTCACCAAATTGGTTAACAGCAGCAACACCAGTAGCACCTTGTCCACCACCACCTGAGATGATGATGTTTACATCCTCTTCTGTATAGTTTCTACCTTGCTCTTCTATAGCAAGACCAGTTATCAAACCTGTAACAGGTACCAATTCAGATCCAGATCCACCACCACCAAGTATCTCAGCATTAGCATCAAAATAACCATCACCAGGTACAGTCATCTGAATGAAATCTAATTCACCATTCTCTTTAAGGAAGATATTACCTCTTGCAGATCCATCACCATTATCATCTTCTATCTTAAGACGTAATGGGTCATATCCTTCACCTGGATCCAATACTTCTACAGCAGTAATAACACCTTCTTCACCTTGTATAACTGCTCTCAATACAGCATCCCTAATAGGTGTGCCACAATTTTCTATCCTCAATCTAGGAGGATCATTAACGTCATAACCTTCACCGCCACTTTGTACATAAACATCCCTTACTCCAAATATACTATTGAATACTGGAATAATGGAGGCTCCGCTACCTGGGACTGTTCTTGTCATATTAGACTACTGTTAAGTTTCCTACCATTGCTGGATGTAATGTGCACTGGTAAACATATGTTGTGCCAGGAGATAAATCCATTGGGACTGTCCAAAATTGGATACCTTGATCACTACCACTAACACCTTCTGTTACTGCTGATCCACCTGATGTCTGTCTTAGAGCAAATGGGTGACCTGCTCCAGTTACGTTATTAAATCTATATGTAAATCCTCTATACACATAGATTGTTGGATCATCTGTAGAAGCATCTACACCACCACCAGCAAATCTATATGCAGATGATCCATTAGAAGTTACAGTAAATCCTATTGTAGGACTTTCTACAGGATCCCATGAAGTGCCATTGAATATAATATTATCATTAGCAGAAGCAGATCCACTAAGATATAAATCTGCATTAAGCGTTACTGTGTTTGAAGTTACAGCAGTAGTAATTCCATTACCACCAGAGATTGCTAGAGATGATGTTGCTAACTGTGCTGTTGTTGATCCAGAGTCACCTGTAATAGTCTCATATACTTCTTGAGCTATATTAGGAGAATCATTTGTAATTGTGAGATTATCTCCACTGATAGCAGAACTAATACCAGTCCCACCAATGATGTTAATAGTAGCAGTTGTACTACTTGCGGTTTTGTTTCCTGAGTCACTTCCTATTACTCCATAGGCATTTTGGTTTGCATCACCAAGTGTGCCACTCATATTTATTGTGAGGGTGTCTCCTGCGATTGCAGTCGAGATATTAGTGCCTCCCGCAACTGTAAGAACATCAGTAGGAGCACTAGCAGTAGTACTACCAGTGTCAGCACTGATTCCTTCAAATAAATTTTGAGTGGATCCACCGCCACCACCACCTGATGAATCATCGTTTGCAGGTTCCCATGCAGAGTTGCCAGCATTCCATTTAATAACTTGTCCATCACTAGGTCCGCCTCCAACGGTCATATCTACGTCGCCAAGATCACCAAGACTATGATCTTCGCCTATAATCTTTTTCCAACCACCACTGGTTGCAACTCTTGCTGTGTTATCAGCAACTACAAGAGCAAACATACCATCATGTGTACCAGAATCTGGAAGATCACCAGTAGTAGCAACGGAATTGCTATACTTTAACTTACCATCAGCACCGTCAATGTATGTTAAAGCAGATCCTGTGCCACCACCCCAGAATTTAATATCTCCTGTGCCATTTGGTTGGACAGTTATGTCACCATTTGATGCTGATATAATTTTATTACCATTGACATCTATATCTCCAGTAAACTTACTGAAATCTCCCTCAGCAAACTGAGCACCATTCCATTTTAGAATTTGATCAGCAGCAGGAGTGCCAACATTAATTTGTAATGTGGTATCGTTTCCAAGGTTGGTATACAACTCATCAATAACGCTATTCAATTTGATAGCACCATCTCTCAGACTGTCACCAGTCCCATCGTTTGCCGACGATCCAATTGCTAGGGTTTGCTTTGCCATGATAGTAGTCTTTACAGTGTTATTTAGGTGCCATCATAAGTTTGTAATGTAGAGTCCATAGTAGATGAGGTACTATCGAATCTATTGTCGGTGCTACCACCGCTACCTCCACCAGTAACAGTAAGTGTTACAGCATTAGAATCTAATGGAGAATTCTCTGCGGCTGCTGGTGCACCAATAGGTCCAGCGATCCTACAACGGAATCTGTAACCAGTCATATAAGATAATGCAGTTACTGCATATGTGTTAGTGGTTGCTCCAGTTATAGCAGCAAAAGCAAATCCACCATCAGTAGATCTATACCACTGATATGCAACAGGTCCGTCCTCTGGACTGACAAGTTTAGTAATTGTAAATGTAGCAGTCTCACCAGCATTAACAGTAGCATTTTGTGGTTGTAATGCAAATGATAATACAGGTAGAGGACCGCCACCTCCTCCTCCACCGCCTCCAGCAGCAGGTGTTTCTACTGTGAACGTGGTGTCAATAGTTTCTCTTGTGGTATTACCAATGATAAAAGGAAATTTAGTAACATCTACGTCACTCTCATCAACCGTTAGAAAATATGCATAGGTGCCATCCTGATATTCAGGTGTAATTGCAAATCTACCATTATGAATGTCTAGATCACCAGTCCCTTCAACATACTCATAGTCCTCCATAAGAGTACCAGCAGGAGGATTATCACTTGTACTACCATAATCAGGTCTTCCAGGTGCTTCTGTGTCTCTTACAGCGTAACTAGTCCTCATTGTCCTAGTTCCACTCAAATTGTCGAATGGTGTGCTATATCCATAAGGTCCATAGATGGGAAATCCATCAAATGCTATACCAATTAACTTAGAATGACCGTCTGGATGACGAATATTATCTCCATTATACTGAGTTATACCATAATAATCGTTATATGATGCCATTGCAGACCCTGCTTTCCAACAATCTAAGAAATGTGGGTCATGATAGTGGTAAATTCCGTTTTGCTCTGGGTGTCCACCACAAGAATCCTCTCCAGAGTTAACAAAAGGTATATCTCCAGCAGCAATCCAGCTAAACCCTGATGGAGGGTTGAGTCCACCACCAGCAGAAGGGTTAAAAATAGCAACTCCATTACCTGAAATGCCAATTTGACCTAAGGGAGTCTCAGATCTACCGTTTCTTTGATCAAAATACTCATATGTGCCACTAACAGGACTCGTTGCTTGTGCATCTACAATGAAATCTAACGATGTATCACTAGATAACCAACATTCGCCAGCAATAGAGGTAAATGTAGTGCTCTTAAATACAAATTTTTGCTTTAATCCATCACTAAAGTTAACAAATATATGATCATTTACAGCAATACTAGGTGATATACCAGTAAAAAGAGTCAGATCATTTACTGAGATAGTAATTCGTTTAACGTATCCGTCATGCGTATATCCATTACTATCAAATGTGCGAGCAATTCCAAATGTTCCTCCACGGTATAAGAAGTCATGATCGAAATCCTTCTCCTGAATAGTATTAGGGTTATTATCGTTAGGAAACGTACCAGTAAGTACAGGAGCAGGGAGCAAAGTCGATGCTACTGTAACTACTTTAGTTGCGTTATTATAGGTGGCGGTTGCTGCCATTGTTTTACTTTTATTTAGATGTCGTCAAAGATCAGATTAGGTGTGAAGTTACTGATTACAGTAGCACCTGTCTGGACGCTAAGGATAGCGGATAGTGAGTAAACTGGAGTTGCACCAGCAGCAGTGATTGCGACTCTGTATTCGTCACCATCGTCTGCCTGTACGGTATTGTTTGTATTATATGTTGACTGGTTAGCACCAATAATGTTGCCCCAAGTCTGTGTGCCATACTCTTTCTTCTGCCACTGATAATTCATTGTCTGACTGTTAGTTACAGTAGAGACAACTGTGAATGCAGCAGTCTGACCTTGGTTAACAGTTACGTTAACTGGATCTAGGACAATTGCAATTGTGCCTGGAGTAATTCCTCCACCACCACCTTCTTCACCAGATGGACCTTCGCCTGCGAGAACGTCAAATCCACCGTTAATAGGACCACCAATAGGAGGTGTCCAATCATCTGGTACTTCATTGTCAATTGCAACAGCAGGAGCTGAGTAACCAACACCAGATGTCTTAACATCGATTCTTGTAATACCCATCAATGCCTTGATGCGTGAATCAAATCCAGAGGAAGAAATAACATCCACGTTAGGACGTGAATTGTAACCATCACCAGGATTGGTTAGTGTAGCATTAGTAATCTGACCAGATATAACTGATGCAATAGCAGCAGCGTTTCTACCCTTAACAGATCCAGTGTACTCGAAGGTAATCAATGAGTTAGAAGACTCAATTAGAGCAACTTCACGATTAAATTCTTCACCCTCAATTGCTAGTCTGTCACCAGCTTCAATTGGTGGGACAACTGTTGCAGCGATAACGTCAGCATCAGATCCAATGTATGAGAAACCAACAAAGGTTGCACCCGCACGTGGGACTTCAGCAAAGATGATACGTGAACCAACAATCTCATATGCAACTCCTGGTTCCTGTATAACACCGTTGAGCGAAACAATAATGTTATTCTCAGGACGTATAGTGTTAGAAGAAACACCTTCAGTTAGTGTTAAGGAGTAGAATAATCCACCACGCTTAAGGTTGAATGAAGATCTCAATGAGTCAAACTCGAAGGAGATATCATCTAACTG